TATGCAACTGACATTCACCATAAAAAGGGCAGGGGCAAGAACCTTTGTAAAAAAGAATCATTCATGGCAGTCTGTAGAAAATGTCATACCTACATTCACAACAACCCTGCATGGGCCAGAGAGAACAATTATCTAATTTATGAATACAACGTTTGAATCCCGCATCATCTGCGAAGGAACAGAAGTAAGTGAGAACCCAACAAAGATTCTGTTTAGGCAGAAGTTCAATCAATGCTGGGTAAAGAAAAGCGATATTCGCGTGAAAGAAACTCTTGGTTTCCTTGACGGCGAGAAAGTAATCCGTATCGTAGTCCCAGAAGAAGTAGCGAATACCTTGGAACTTGAAGGTATTCTCGATTGATCTTTGAAACAATTTGTCACGTTCTTTTGCCAGACGAACGTATTCATCCAATTCAGATTGGGCATTCCCGACGAGATAGTAGATGTAGAAAAGCGCACAATGGCAACATGGATGGCCAAGGGACATCAATTGTGCGGCGTGACAATAACTTTACTGGGAAGCATGGAGTCATGCAGCTAACTGCGAGCTTTGAAGTAGTCTTGTGTAAAGTGGCAAAAAGAGCCAAACGGCAATACATGGGGCCGTCACTAAAACCATGACCAAGAGTAACGCCTTGGCCCAGTATCACCAATCTCCGTTATCGTCTGATGCGTAGTCATCATCTGGAGTGGTATCAATTGATACCTCATCCCGCGCCCAGAATCGATTAGTCGGAACTGGTTTATCGTTTCCGATAAAAACAAGTCCATTACGCCGCGCCATTTCAAGGCAGTATAGGAACGAGTCAGCTAAGTCGGGCGAGAATCCTGTTCTACCTTTAAAGTCATCTTTAGTTTCTACAGAAATCTTCTTGGACTTAATCGTGTATCTACGAATGCAAAGCTCCCGCGCCAGTTCATCAGATGGACTGACACCGAAGATAACTCTGCTTTTGAATCCATGATAGGCCGAATACCAATACTCAGACACCAACCTATCGTAAACATCCTTACACATACGTTTATCAACCTCTGCGGCGATCCGCTCAGTAGGTTTACCCATAGATGAGATAAGAGCGATAGCCGCGCCAGACGAGTCAAAGCGTAGCCACTCACGAATGATAGCCTGTCCAACTCGGCCACCATCACCAGACACGTCCATACCGAATTTAGATGGTTGCACTCCAGCAGTCCTACAATAATTAACAACTTCAGTAGCAAGTTGGATTTCAAACTCAGCAGCGGAGTTAGCAGATAGTTGGATTACCTTCTGACTTTCTAACCACATAACACGATTGCGAGTGCCACGGACATACCCAAGTTTGGCGATAGTAAGAACGCACCTATCTCCACCAACTGTAAATGCAGTATCGAATCCTGCTACTTTAGTAAATCCTTCAGAATCCCAAAGCGGTTCTTCGTTGGTATCGGCGTTACGAATGAGATCAGCGGTGAGAATGGTCTGAGCAAACCCGGTCTTCGGCCACCAACCGATAGCGTTACGAACATAGTCGATAGCATTCTCGTCTCCGTAACATTGTTTGAGCATGATCTCCTGTTTCTTCCGATCCATAAGGAACGGGAATGGAGATGGTTCATTTGGAGGAGCATCGAAGTTAGGTGACTTCATGCCATTGTAGAACAAGCAAACGCCAGTCTCCGTTTCCCACTTCATTAAGTCTGGATTGACAGAATCAAAGTTAGAATGACCTTTAGGCATAGCCCAACGGGTGTGTGGGTTATCGCCTGCTGACGGATTTCCGATACCGATAAATGTAATATCGTTATTTGCTGAAAGGTTGACGCGAGCGGTAATTGCTCCTAACTCCATTTCGGGCAACTCATCAAGTGCCAAGCGAACACGATCATTTTTACGACCACGGGTAGTATCAATAGCCTTCTGACCTTCATTGCCAGACTGAAAGGCCAGAGCTTTTATCGCATTACGATAATCTTTATCCTCATCGTTCGATGCACCTCCCCAAACAATCATGTGACGATAGTCAATCAACTTACCATACTGAACACTGGCAGACTTCCATAGTTTAGAAATGATACCCCAGATACGATCTTCAGATGCACCCAGAGTAGTTGTAGCAACCCAAGAAGAAGTGCAGTGTGGGGCAGAACACCAATCAAGATAAATCCAAAGTGCAACCGGGAATGACTTACCCATCGAAGCCGCGCCTGCTAAACAGATGTCAGTATTGGAACATAACTCATCCAGTGTCCTAACCAACTGAGTATTCGTATATCCTCGACTGTATATAGAAACCTCAGTCGGCCATTGAAGTTTCACAGCATTAAGGAAATGTTCAGATGGAGAGAGTAATTTAAAATCTGTTAGGTTAATATTGTGCTTAACGCAGTATTCTTTTCCATACTCTCCACGGGAAATTGCATAGCAATAAAGTTCTATCCCAAGTTCGTCCATGTTTTCTGGGAACTTCATCCCATATTTTTGAATACCCTTGTTGGAAGAAAAAACTCTTGACATATCAATAAGAAAATATATTTTCCGTCGAAAGGCAAGATGAAACTGAAAAACAAAAACCTCGCTCCAGTCGGTGGTTGGTATTGGCGTTATGAGATCAAGCGTGATAAACTCACATTTCCTGCTATTGTTTACGGAAGCACATGGAGTAGCTTGATGCAGAATATCCAAAAGGATTATCGCTCAAACGGAGTTGAACTGCCAAGCAACATTGAGCAGATGGTTGAAGATCAAATCTGCCAGCGTCAACCAAGTGATCGTTGCTGGTATGCTGATGGACTTGGTGATCGTATTGCTCAAGCTATCCATACTGTAGCAGCGGCTACTGATAAGGTTTTAGGAACTAAACTTGAGCATAAAGCGAGAGGATGTTCTTCTTGCAATAAAAGAAGGACTGCACTAAACAAATTATCGTAACCGATAAAAACATATGCTATCCGTAGGAAACGACCAATTTTCACTTGCTGTCTTAGATCAAGACGGCAAACCACCAGAAACACGAATCTCCAACGCGAATCACGCTTGGAACATAGCAAATCATCTTCGACTTGCTAACATCGGGCGCGAGAACAAACGCATCCGTATCTATAAGGCATACAAAATGTTTCCCCCTACGGGTTACAGCAAGCTCGCAGAGAAGCGACTACCTTGGCAATCAGATGTAAACTACGGACAACTTGGATTTATCGTTGATAACCAGAAGTCCAGTTACTACGATGTAATCACCGAGCGGCAGGCTTGCTGCACGATCAAGAGCAAATTTGGAAATGAAAAAGAACGACTCGTTAACTCCGAAAACATTTCCCAAGCATTTGACCAAGCAATCCGAGAATGGCCCGGATACCTCTACAATACAGAGCAAGACCTTGAGGAAATGTTGTTGTATGGAAAGGGGATTGGAATGTGGGATTCACCAATGGGATGGATGCCAGAACACGTCTTCTTATCCGACCTTCTCTTTCCAGACGACATTAGGATCGACTTCTGCAACCTTGAGGAGTTTGTTCGCCGTGTCCGTTTGACTCCATACGAACTCTACAAGAAGATCGAGAATCGTGCAGCGGCAGAAGCAATGGGATGGAATGTGGACGCAGCAATTGACGCTATCCGATTTCACCGCGCATTCAGCAACCACCGCAAGACCCGCGAAGACTTCTTCCGCACGATCAGCGAATCTGGATTCAACTGGTCACTATCGGTAAACCAAAAGATTGACCTCTACGAAGTTTACTGGAGGGAGTTTGATGGCAAGATCAGCAAGGCTATCATCCTTCAAGACTACCAACCAATCTCCGACTATATCAACTCCAACATCAAGGGTGCTGGCAAGATTAGCGAAGATGACATTAGAACCCAACACGGGTTTATGATGCTCAAGATTGGACTTTTCGACTCATGGGATGAGATCATGTATATGCTCACCGACTCAGTTGGTAGCGGACTCTTCCAAGACATCAAGAGCCAAGCAGAATCGGCATTCGTAGCCTGCCGCCAGTATGACTTCAC